AAGGGGTGCTGGTTATGTGGTGACCGGTTGCGCTACTTTCTCCGGTACTTCTACTGAAACGCTCCGGTATCGACCAATCCAGATGTTTACTACGTCATGGTTCACTGTAGGATCGTTGGCATGATAGTAATACACGGGATATGGAATTTATACGTTCCGGAGAAAGGGCACCCCGACGCGCCTCCTAGCACTGTTTATGTCAAGAGAGACAGCGATGGTGTTGATTGGTATGACTACGTGAACGGCAGTAATTTTCAAAAGGATACGGTAAAGGTGGCTTGTATATTCCAGGGAGACATGTGGACCACCAATCCTGGAACTCGCGATGCTTCGGCGATATTCCCTTCGGGGATGATGGTGTTAGAAATCGATGACTACACCGGAAAGGACATGATTAAGGACTTCACCGGTAAGTCATTCAATCTTGACTCCCGCTCTTTCCAGGAGATTGTCCGATGAACGACGAACTGCATCTGTCACCGGCTGGTGCGCATTTGGTCCAGGCATTCGAGGGTTTGTTGAAGAAGGTCGGGCACGACCAATACAAGGCGTATCGATGCCCCGCCAATGTACTTACGATCGGGTGGGGCACGACCAATGAGGGAAGCAATCACTTCGACGCCTCGACCGTGTGGAGTAAGGCGCAGTGCGATGCTGCGTTCCTCAAGGACATGGTTAGCTTCGAGAATTCGGTGAAGAAGCTTGTCAAGGTCAAGCTGCATCAATGGCAATTCGATGCGCTCGTCTCGTTCGCCTACAACTGCGGCGCGGGCAACTTGCAGAAGTCAACGCTGCTAAAAAAGGTCAATGCGAGCGACTTCGCGGGCGCGGCAAAAGAGTTCGCCAAGTGGAACAAGGGCGGCGGGCGAGTGTTGAGCGGATTAGTTCGCCGTCGCGCGAGCGAAGCTCTGTTGTTCCAGAACATCACCGATGCGGATTATGACGGGCGTCCCGACAAAATCCAAATCCCGATGGTAGAAGTTACTGAGCCGATGCCACAACTGGTGGATGCACCGGAGGAGGTGTGAGGTGGGCGCGATTGAGGAGGGCGGCAAGGTAGCTAATGGCCTGATCGAAGCAATGAAGAATGCTCCGCTAGCGCTCGCGCTGCTGGTGGTGAATTTCGCTTTCCTAGGTTTCTGTGGGTACCTCTTGCATGAGGTCGCTGCCAATGCTCGTGAACGCAACCAGCAGCAAATGCAAATGATCTCTTCGTTGGTTACGTCTTGCTCTGCGCCGCGTAGTTGAGGTAATATGGACCCTGTTCCTGTTGAGTTTCCGCCTGGGGTTACTACTCTTTTGTCCCGTTCGACCAAAGTGGCGAATTGGCATGATTGTAACCTTATGCGTTGGGATGGCGCCACTACACTTCGACCGGTCGGTGGTTGGGAGCAAATCCCATACTTCGGCAGCATACTTACACCGTTCGCTTCTAAATGCCGAGCCGTACATAAGTGGGTGTCTCGCGGTGGTATTTTCTTTACAGCTTATCTATGCGAGCAACACGTCTACGTGGATAATGGGGGTACTCTGTCGAACATCACTCCGGTGGGCGGAATGGCCCCGCTTACTGGTACGGTGTCGGGATATGGTGAAGCGCCTTACAGTCTGACCACGTACGGAACTCCGCGCCCAGGCGTAACCAACATTGCTAAGTTCTCGTTGGCTTGGTCCATAAACAATTGGGGCGAAGACTTGTTGGTTATGACTAGTTACGATGGGCGACTGTTGAAGTGGTCCCCAACTACACCAACTACTCCTCTTGTAGCCGTTACCGGCGCTCCGGTTAGCAACAGACAGTTCGTAGTAACGCCCGAGCATCATTGTATGTTGTTCCAAATGGGCGGCGATCTTGGTAAGTTCGGATGGTGCAGCCAAGAGAATATCAACGATTGGGACTTCGCAAATCCGTTGAACACGGCGGGATTTTATTCGGTGGACCCGTATTCGCCCATCATAGCCGCTCATTGTTCATCGGTGGGCATTACCCTCCATACTCCTTCAATGACTCACTTCATACAGTGGATTGGCCTTCCATACGTATATCGATACAAGCCAATAGGGAAGCTCCCTATTCCGATCAGCGCTGCCTCCATGTCCTCGATCCCGGAGGGTATCACATGGATTTCGGTTGAGGGCTTCTGGATATTCAATGGGTCGACAGCCGACACATTTCCCTGCCCCATTTGGGACACCATAGTTGAGAATATGGACTTCCAAAGGACTGTCCGAGAGTCGCATTCGGTTAATATGCTGGCTAAGGGCGAAATTTGGTGGTTCTGGGTTGACAAGAATTTGGGGTTGGAAGTCGAGCGGTACGCTGCTGTTAACTATCGGTCTAAGGTGTGGATGTCCGGTTATCTTAGGAGGACATGTGGAACAACTTATGCCAACGACAAAAATCCAGTTATGTCGGATGGTTGGCTTGTTTGGAAGCACGAATCCGGGCTTGTTTACCCCGATGCTAGATACATGCCGTACTTGGAGTCTCAGAGTTTGGGCGTAGCGAATGGCGCAAGATTGTCCACCATAACCAAGATACTTCCCGACATCGCGGGGGATCAAACTGCTTTGGCTTTCTCGTTTGCGAAGCAGAACGATAGGACCGATTATGCCACCCAAACATATTCTCCTCAGCGATTCGTAAATGGACATGGTTGGGTGGACATAAGAGAAACAGCGCGAGATTTGCGATTGCGCATTGACATGGTGAAGGAATCGGATTGGAGTACCATTGGTCCTATTCTGTTTGACATAAAGCCTCGGGGTAGGAAGAAATGAGAATTCCTATCATCAAGGATGCAGAAACTCATAAAGTTCTGGTCGAACTGAACCGGGAAATTGAGAACGATAAGAAAGACGTGCTTAGTGCAGTAACTGGTAATAGGTCCTTGCTGTTGTACTCACCGTCTAAGAAGGTGTACGAAGTAACAGTTACCGATGCGGGCGCGTTGGTTATTACGCAGGTGTCAGGATGAGAATAACTGATCCCGTAATGGCGGCGAAGATGGAAAAGGCCCTTAGGCTGGGCGGAAATGTGTACACCTTGGATGACATCGAGAACGCCTTGGCCAGCGGCGAAATGCAAGGCCATACCGGGGGCAACTCTTGGGTAATTACTAGAGTCCACAGTTGGCCTCGTCGTAAATCCGTGGACATAGTGTTCGCGGTGGGAAATATAGAGGACCTGCCGGTGTTATTGAAAAAAGTCGAGCTTTGGGCTAAGGACCAAGGGGCTGATCTTATAACCGGCACCGGTCGTGATGGGTGGTTCGGGCATATCGCTCCTAGTTGGAAGAAGATAGGCGTGGCCTATTCGAAGGATTTAACATGAGCAGCGGAAAAGCGGCACAAGCTAACGAGACGAAAACAGTAGAGCTTCCTGCTTGGGTTTCAGATGCCTCCCAAAGCAATTACAAATTGGCCCAGGATGTGGCGAATAGGGACTATGCGGAATACACAGGGCCGAGGGTAGCCAGCGAATCGCCACTTACTACTCAAGGATATGGCTTGCTTCAGAAGAACATAGGCGCAACCGATCCGCTCTACGCGCTGTCTAAGGACTCGCTTGGGCGCTCTACTGGACTTCAAGGTGAAGCCGCCGATGTGTTCCGCAAGGCGGGCGCTGAATACGATGCAATTTCACCACTATACGCCAAGGCGGTCGGAGCGGCTGAGGGGGCCAACAAGAATTTTGCCGAGTCCGCCGACATATATCGCAACACCGCTGGGCCGTTGGATATCAAGCCGTACCTTAACCCTTATACCGACGAGGTTGTGAACAGGTCCGTCGATCAAGCTGAACGATCGCTGCAGGGGAATTTAAATACTCTCTCCGACAAAGCCAGAGCAGCCAGCGCATTCGGTGGTAGCCGCCAAGGCATAACTGAAGGCGTTGCCATAGGGGAAGGCGTCCGGAATGTTGGTGATCTGACCGCACAACTTCGCAGGGCTGGAATCGACTTCGCTACCAATACGGCGCTCGCAGATCGAACAGGGAGGCAAGCTGCGGCGGCTGGTATTACGAACGCCGGGAGCGGAATGTTGAATTCTGGGGCAGGCTTCCTTGGTGCCGCTGGTGGAATGCGCGAGAATGCCGCTGGAACTATGGGTGTTGGGTCTGGGCTATTGGCCGGTTCGGCAGCAGCAGGAAATACGGCTTCCGGCTACCGCGATACCGCTACCGGTCAGAATGCAGCCAACCTGCAGGACCTCCAATCTCTGTTTACTGGCGGACAACAACAACAGCAACTGCAACAGAAGAACATCGACGCCGAAATGGCCAGGTTTGCGGAGGAGCGCAACTATCCGGTCGAGCAGCTTAATCTACGGTTGGCTGCTTTGGGTATGTCGCCTTACGGCAAGACCGAAACTGGAAGCAAGACAAGCACTGCCGAGCAATTGCCCACGGATTGGGCCAGTGTTGCCCTTGGCGCGGCGAAGATAGGCGCCCAGGCAATATCGTCGGACAGGAAATCCAAGACGGATATACAGAAGTTGGGCAAAGATCCGGCTTCCGGAATTCCGATGTACTCTTACCGGTATAAGGATGATCCGAAGACCTATCCGAAGGTGGTCGGGCCGATGGCGCAGGACATCGAGAAGAAATTCCCGAGCGCTGTTAAGAAAGTGGGTGCCAAGAAACATAAGGTTGTCAACCTCAGCAATCTGATGGAAGTGTTGTCATGAAACTACTTCCTGATAACATCAGGTCGATAATCGACGCTAATGTTCCGCCAGCCATGCGGAACTACTTCTACAATATGGTGCTCAAGGAAAGCTCTGGTGACCCTTCCCAGGGTTCGACCACAGGGGCCAAGGGACTCCTCCAGTTTACTCGCGGTACCGGCAAGATGTACGGCTTGGTCGGCAAGGATTCGGATATTCGTAATGATCCTGTAGCGAATATCCAGGCGGGCGTCCGGCTTACCCAGGATAATTGGAATACGTTGAAGAAAAGATTGGGCCGTGATCCTTCCCATTCCGAACTAGCATTGGCTCACCAACAAGGTGCCGATACAGCGGCTAATATGCTATTGGGCACCAAGAATGCTTCCCCCACAAACTTAGCGGTGAATGGGGTAAGCCCCATCGCATCACCACAAGCTGCAGCGAGGCAGATCATGAACTACTACGGATTTGACAAACAGCCTAGGCCCCCGATGGGAATGTCATTGGCCTATAACCCAATGTTGCCCCAGTTGCAACAGCCGATGCCAACGGCTCAACCTCCGATAGCCACCCAACCGGCTGATCCGGCGATGCTGGCTCAATCCCCGGCTGCGGCTCCGGCTGCTCCTCCTTCCCCTCTGGACGACATTAAGTCCAAGTTGCTAGGGCCGAAGGGTGATGGCGGGGAGGGTTCGGGGTTGGAAGCCTTGAAGGAGGTTGCATCGGGGTTGCAACCCAAAGCAACCGGTCCAGCGGCGGGCGAAGCAGCCAGAGCGGCGGCTACCATTTCGCCTATGTCCCCGGACACACAATCAGCCGGAATAGCGGGGTCGGCTAGCAGCTTATTGGCCGCCATGTTGAATAACAGGCGGAAGCAGTATGGCTTGTCACTAACGAGTGGTTCCCCATGAACATTGCAGATTTAATTCGGGCGCTCCAAAGCGGCCAGGACCCTAACCAAGCTGTTGTTCAGGCTTCTATGCCTGGGTCCGGGGAGGCTTCGCCAGCGCAAACTGCGGCGCTAACGCCCGGAATTATGCCCACCATCCCAGGCGGAACCCCTCAAGCTGGCTTCCAGCCGCCTGCTCCTCCGGAGCCTAAATCGGCTACCCCGGAAGGTGCCAGGACCCCGGTTACGGCACCGATGGCGTCCGATGAAACGCCTAAAGCATACCAATCGCCTCCGGACTTGACCAATATGTACCTTCAGCTTATGAAGGACAACAGGAACGCCGCTGCGTTGGACTCTGGATTGTCGCTTATAGCGGCGGGATTTTCAAAGTATCCCGGTACTCGGGAATCCCTTATAAATTTGGCTGGACGCTCCGGCGCGCAACAGGGGCATCAACTTACACCTGCCGATATTATTGCTATGCAGAAGCAGCAGCAAGCTAATAAGGACATGTTGCTCCGCAGGTCTATGCTGTCTAGTTTGGCCAAGCAGTACAACATGTCCCCGGAAACGGCGCTGGCCTTGGAGACTAGCGGTAAGCTCGATGAAGTACTCGCTGCGCATAACTCTAAGGACCTCCTCAAAGTTAAAGACGCGGAGACTGATCAGGAAATATTGGTCCACGGCATTACGGGCAAGGAAATAGCCAGGATTGGTGGACCTAAACCCGACCAGACCCAAGTGGTCGAAGGGCCGAACGGGCAAGAGCTACGCAATATTCATCCTGGTCGCGGGTTTGCCCAAATTGGCACCCCGGCTGGCAGGAAGGAAGATACCCAATTCGTTGAAGGACCGAATGGTCCGGAACTCCGGAGCAAGAATACGGGGGCGCAGATTGGTGCGCCTGTTGGTAAGGCTGCCCGAACTGAGCTTAAACAAACCCCAGAGGGGATGTCTCTTATCAACTTGGATACCGGTGCTGAAATTGCCAAAGCTATCGGCGGTGCGCCTACTCT